CCCATGGTGTGCCAAGCACTCCAGCCACCGAACGCTCGCAGGAGACGCCGCAAGGGCGTCCCACCTACGACACACCGGACTGAGACGTTCCGCGTAGGCGCATCTGAATCGGCGGGCGCAAGCCCATCACCCACTCAGATGGAGTTCTCATCATGTCCTTTCCCAATGTGAGCGACATCGTCGCCACCACCATCCAGAACCGTTCGCGCACCATCGCGGACAACGTCCTGAAGAACAACGCCATCCTGGCCAAGCTCAACCAGCGCGGCAACGTCAAGACCATCAGCGGCGGCTCGACCATCCTCGAGGAGCTCAGCTTCGCCGAGAACGGCAACGCCGGTTTCTACTCGGGCTACGACCTGCTGCCCGTGGCCGCGCAGGACGTGATCTCGGCCGCCGAGTACCAGATCAAGCAGCTGGCCTGCCCGGTCGTCATGAGCGGCCTGGAGATGCTGCAGAACAGCGGCAAGGAGTCCTTCATCGACCTGCTCGAGGCGCGCCTGAACGTCGCCGAAAGCACCATGATGAACAAGCTGGCGCAGTCGATCTACAGCGACGGCACCGGCTCGGGCGGCAAGGAGGTCACTGGCCTGAACGCGGCCGTGCCGTCCAACCCGCTCACCGGCACCTACGGTGGCATCGACCGCGGCACCTGGACCTTCTGGCGCTCGCAGCTGTACGACTTCTCGACCGAGACCGGCGGCAACGCCACGGCGGCCAACATCCAGGGCGGCATGAACAAGCTCTGGGCGTCCACCACCCGGGGCGCTGACCGCACCGACCTGATCGTGCTGGACACCAACTACTGGGGCTTCTACATGAGCTCCCTGCAGGCCAACCAGCGCTTCACCTCGCCCGAGACCGGCAACCTGGGCTTCCCGACCATCAAGTTCATGGACGCGGACGTGGTGCTCGACGGCGGTATCGGCGGCTTCTGCCCGTCGAACACCGGCTTCTTCCTGAACACCAAGTACATCAAGTGGCGCCCGCACGGCTCGCGCAACATGGTCCCGCTGTCGCCGAACCGGCGCTACGCGATCAACCAGGACGCCGAAGTGCAGATCCTGGCCTGGGCCGGCAACCTGACCAGTTCCGGGGCGCAGTTCCAGGGCCGCCTGCAGAACTGACGAGTTTGGTGGGCCTGTCGTGGGTCACGCTTCCCTCGGGTGGTGCTGACCCACTTCCCGAGGGCTTTTTCGTTCCAGATCACAAGGAGTTCCAGCAATGACCGCCATCATCGGCATCGACAAGTCGGCCATCACGGCCGCGACCGCAGTACCGGCCTTCCGGCTGGGCACCATCGGCAGCTACGACGACCCCACCGCCGGCTACCAGGAGTTCGTGTACGGCCGCGCCAACGGCGCCATCACGGCCGCCGGCTACGTCTGCGTTGAAACCACCGGTTTCGACTTCCAGCTGATCAGCGTCACCGCGACCACCCCCGGCACCGCCGGCTTCGGCTCGCGCGTGGCCGCCGCCCAGGCCGCGATGGCCGACAACGAATACGGCTGGTTCCAGATCGCCGGCAAGGGCTCGGCACGCACCCTGGCCTCGGCCGCGCGTGGCACGCGCCTGAACAGCACCGCGACCAACGGCGCGCTGGACGACGACGGCACCGCCGGCTCCGAGGCCATCATGGGCTTGGTGCTGGGCACTGCCACTGGCGGCGCCGAGGCGACCAACGCGGACGCGATCTTCGCGTTCCCGACCGTCGGCACCACGCTGTAATTCCTCACAGAAGGAGAACAGCCATGCAACCCACGACTCCCACCGTGTTCGAAGAGATGTCGGACATCCCGCGCCAGGACGAAAGCCGGTTCGCGCACGATAACCGGCTTTACGTCGAGTTCTACCGGCGCCCCATGCTGCAGTCGGCCAAGAGCCGCGAGGCGGGCCGCGCGATCTACGAGGAGGTGGACTGCATCCGCATCCACACCCCGGGCGACAAGACCAGCGTGATCGACCGGCCGGTCACCTACATGGACGAGCAGCGCTTCGGCGACCGCTACGCGAAGTGGAAGGCCGGCCAGGCCGAGGCGGTGTCGGGCACGCCCCTGTCGTCGCTGCCGACCATGACCCCGTCGAAGGTCGAGGAGTACCGCTACTTCAAGATCGTGACCGTCGAGCAGCTGGCCGAGGCGAACGACAACCTCGGGCAGAAGTTCATGAGCTTCCAGGCCGACAAGGCGCGCGCGCGGGCCTTCCTCGAGGTCGCGGCCAACAACGCCCCGATCGAGCGCATGAACACCGAACTGCAGAAGCGCGACGAGCAGATCGAGAGCCTGAAGACCATGGTGGAGGCGCTGCAGGCCCAGGTGAAGTCGCCGGCTAAGCGCCCGACGGCGGCCGAGGCGGCCTGAGCGAAGGCCGGGGATGGCGTACCAGATCGTCAACGAGAGCAGCCTATCGGCCATCGTGCAGAACGTGGCCGCGATGGTGGCCTTCCCCGTCCCGTCCGACCCTGCCGGCGACACCGACCCGGCCGTGCAGCAGATGGTGCAGGCCGCCAACATGGCCGGCATCGAGCTCCTGTCCATGTACGACTGGCAGGAGCTCATCAAGAACTACCAGATCCCGATCCAGGCCGATACCGCCGGGCAGAAGGAGAAATCCTTCGCGCTGCCCGAGGACTTCTACGACTGGATCGACCAGACCAACTGGAACGCAACCACGCAGTTTCCGAGCCTGGGGCCGGTCTCGGCGCAGATGTGGCAGCAGCTGCTGATCCGCACCACGCTGCCCACGCTGTCGTTCTACTGGCAGGTGCGCGCCGACCGCATCTACGTGCTGGCGCCGCCCAATGCGCCGCAGACCATGAACGTGTTCTACTTGTCGCAGGCGTGGGTCCGCGACCAGGACGACAGCACGCTCTACAAGAACCGGATCACCAAGAACGGCGACGTAGCACTGCTCGACGCCACCCTGGTGACCCTGTACACGCGCGTGAAGTGGCTGGAGATGAAGGGCCTGGACTCCAGCGCGGCCATGCGCGACTTCCAGGTGTCCTTCGAGAACCGCAAGGGTGCCGAGAAGGGCGCGCCGGTGCTGAGCATGGCGCGCGACTTCCGCTTCCCGTACATCCAGCCGCTGATCAACACGCCCGACACGGGCTACGGGGTCTGACGTGCCGCTGGTGCCGCTCAAGCCCTTCAAGGTACCGCGAAGGGCGGCAGCCGCGCAGGTAGCGCAGCCCTTCACGGTGCCGGCGCCGGTGGGCGGCCTGAACTACCGCGACCCGATCACGGCCATGGCGGCCACCGACGCGGTGGTGCTGACCAACCTCATCCCGCGCCAGCAGGGCGTGGAGCTTCGCAAGGGCTGGAAGGAGCACTCCGACGCGGTCGAGATCGCCACCGTGCCCCAGTCGGCCGAGTCGGTCTTCAGCTACAAGGCCCCGAACCCGGCCAACGACAAGGTGTTCATGGCCGCGGCCGGCAACATCTACGACGTGACCGCGGGCGGCGCGCCGACGGTGGCCGTGTCCACCACGGGCAGCAGCAGCGACGACTGGTGGACCACGCAGTTCTCCACGGCCGCGGACACGTTCCTGCTGGCGGTCTCGCCCGGCGCGGGCTACTGGACCTACAGCACCAGCAGCGGCTGGGTGAACCGTACAGCGACCACTGTGGGCTTGTCCGTCAACGTCCGAACGGTGGCCGTGTGGAAGCGCAGGATCTGGTTCACGGTCAGTGACGACCCGCAGGTGTACTACATGCGCGCCGTGGACCAGATCTCGGGCCATGCTGATGCTTTTCCGATGGGCTCCCTGCTGCGCAACGGCGGCTACGTCTCGGCACTCACCAACTGGACCATCGACGCGGGCGTCAGCGTGGACGACTACCTGGTGGCGGTCGGCACCGAGGGCGACGTTGGCGTGTGGGAGGGCACCGACCCCAGTAGCGCCAACACGTTCGGCTTGAAGGGCGTTTGGTACGTCGGCCCGGTGCCCACCTACGGGCGCTACTTCACGCAGGTGGGCGGCGACGTGATGATCGTCAGCGAGCTCGGCCTGGTGCCGATGTCGCGGCTGTTCACTGGCCAGTTCAGCAGTGACGCGCAGGGCAATGGCCCGGCGGCCAAGATCCAGTCAGTGTTCGCGCCGCTGGTCAAGCGCCTGCGCGGCAACAAGCGCTGGGACGTGTCGGTCGTGTCGAGCGCGCGGGTGCTGCTGATCAGCCTGCCGGTCGATGGGGGCGTGTACCGGCAGTTCGCCATGGACACCACCACGGGCGCCTGGTGCGAGTTTGAGAACCTGCCGATCCGCTGCGTGACCGTGATCGGCGGCGAGCTCTACTTCGGGACCGTGGACGGGCCCGTGTGCCGGGGCCTGTACGGCTCACTGGACGGCGCGGCGCAGGACGGCACCGGGGGCGTGTACCCGCTGGGCGAGGCGCAGTGCGCCTTCAACGCGTTCGGCTCGCCGGCGCAGCTGAAGACCTTCCACATGGCCCGCACGATCTTCATCGGCTCGGCCGCGCCCAGCGTGCAGGTGAGCATGAACACGCAGTTCGTCGCCACTGACAGCAGCGGCGCGCCGGCCTTCTCGGACCCTGAGACGGCGCTGTGGGACACCGGCATCTGGAACCTCGCGGTCTGGGTGGCGAGCAACAACTTCCAGGCCTGGCACGGCACGGCCGGCCTGGGCTACTACGGCAGCCTGCGCCTGAAACTGCGCGGCACGCCGGGCACAACTTTCCTCTCGGCCAATGTGCTGAGCGAGATCGGCGGGGTGATGTGATGTCGCTGACCGACGAGCAGCAGGCCCAGGCTGAGCGCCTGCACAACGGGATCGCCTGGGTCTACCCGGACCCGGCCGACGCGGCCTTCTGGGACAACTTCTTCAACGGCCAGCCCACGCGCACGGCCGCGGAGGAGGCAAGCGGGATCACGGTCGGCGGCGGCGCCGGGCCCGATTACTACGCGCCGCGCCAGGCGCCCGCGCCAGCCCCATCGCCAGCCCCTGCGCCGGCGCCGGCTGGCTACGGCGGCCAGACCTTCGCGCCCGCGAGCGGCTACGACATGCAGGTGCAGACCATCGGCGGCGCGCCGGGGCCAGCGCCGACGTTCAACGAGGCGCCCGGCGCTGCGCCCTACAACAGCAACCTCATCAAGGCCCTGCGCGCGGCCTCGCCGGCGGGCTACGCCCAGGGCGGCGTGAGCCTGCGCCAAAACCAGCCGCCCGGCGCGTCGGCGCCGATGAGCTTCGGCATGCCCACGGGCCAGATGTCCATCCAGCCGCCCGTGCTCGAGATCCCCGAGTACAACCAGAACTCGATCTATCAGGAGGTCTACGGGCGCGACGGCTCGCCGCAGGAACTGGGCCAGACGATCGGCATGAACCCGGCCGACCTGCGCACCGTGCTCTCCAAGAGCTACGACGAGTGGCTGCAGTCGCAGCAGCAGGGCAACCAGCAGCCGACGCCGGCGCTGCCGAACCTGACCGCAGACACCGGCCTGGTGGGGGGCGGCAACTGATGCAGCTGGTGACCGACCGCCCCGACCAGTACCCGGTCGTGTGGCAGTGGCTGAACAAGCGCACGCGCTTGCCGTGGAGCACGGACCTGCGCTGCCTGGCCGTCATGCGCCCGGATGGCACCATAGCGGCTGCGGTGGGCTACAACGCGTGGACCCACAGTTCGTGCTGGATGCACGTCGCGTTCGACGGCCCGCACGGGCTCACGCGCCGGCTGTGGGAGGCGGCCTTCCGGTACCCGTTCGTGGAGTGCGGCATGGAGGCCGTCTACGGGCTCACGCCGAAGAACCTGGACGATGCCTTGGCGATGAACGAGCGGCTCGGGTTCCGGCGGATTGTCGAGACGATCGACTGTGTGATGTTCGAGATGCGGCACGACGAGTGCCGGTGGCTGAAAGGAGTGAGACATGGGCGGCAAAGGCGACGCACCCGCTGCACCTGACTACAAGGGCGCGGCGATGCTGCAGGGCGAGCTCTCGAAAGAGACGCTCAACATGCAGAACTACGCCAACCGGCCCACGATCAACACGCCCTACGGCACTCAGTCCTGGGGCACGAAGGCGTCCGTCGATCCGGCCACGGGCCAGGCCGTCACGCAGTGGACCCAGAACACCTCGCTCGCGCCCGGCCTGCAGCAGGCCCTGGACGCGCAGATCGCCACGCAGGCCGGCCGCAGCCAGCTGGCGGGCGGGTTTATGGGCCGGGTCGCCGACGAGTACAGCAAGCCGTTCGACTACGCCAACCTGCCCCAG